GAAATGTTAAACAAGATTAAAACCTTCTTAGGAGAAGAAATTACTGATATTGTAGATAGCATCCAAGAAGAAGTAAAGTTAGCACAGGCTAAACTTGAAAATGGTACTGTACTCGAAGCAGAAGCGTTTGAAGCAGGACAAGAAATTTTTATTGTTACAGAAGACGAAAGAGTAGCATTGCCTGTTGGCGAATACCAAATGGAAGACGGCAAGATATTAGTAGTAACAGAAGAAGGACTAATAGGCGAACTTAAAGACACAACAGAAGAAGTTGAGGAAGAAGTAGAAGCTGAAGATTTAGGCTATGTTACTAAAGAAGAACTTGCAGAAGTAGTTTCAATGATAGAAGAAATAAAAGCTATGATTGAGAAAAAAGAAGAAATGAGCGAAGAAAAAGAAGTAGAGCTGTCAGAGGAATTACCTAAAGAAGTAAAAGAGGAATTATCTGAACCTGCTGCCGAGCCTATTACTCATAATCCAGAACAAAAACAAAACATTAATGTCAAGTTTGCTCAAAATAGAAAGCTAACAACACTTGACAAAGTATTACAAAGAATTAATAATTAAATAAATAAATAAAAATGGCTAATCCAACAATTACAGGTTCATCTTATGCAGGAGAGTTTGCAGGTAAATATCTTGCTGCTGCCCTATTAAGTGCCGATACACTTGACAAAGGTACAATTTCTATTCTACCTAATGTTAAATATAAAGCTGCTATGAAAGTAGGCTCATTCTCTAACTTAGTACGTTCAGCGGATTGCGACTTCGATAGCACAACATCTACAATGACACTTACTGAAAAAGTGCTTACTCCAACTGAATTGCAAGTAAACTTACAAATCTGTAAGAAAGAATTACACGCAGATTGGGAAGCTGCTCAAATGGGCTTTAGTGCTTTTGATGAGTTGCCACCTTTATTTTCTGACTTTGTTATCGCACAGGTAGCGGCTGAAGTTGCACAAGCCACAGAGCAATCTATTTGGCAAGGTAGTGCAGGAGAGGGGTCTTTTGATGGTTTCTCTACCCTATTAGCTGCTGATGGAGATGTAGTAGACGTAACAGGTTCAGCAATTACGGCTTCAAACGTTATTGACGAATTAAAGGCTGTTGTAGATGCTATCCCTAACGCTGTTTACGGTAAAGAAGATTTAAACATTTACATTCCTACAAACGTAGCAAAGGCTTATATAGCTGCTCAGGCTGCTTTAGGGTACAGAGATTTGTATAACGTAGGTCAAACCGATATGAACTTTCAAGGTGTAAACCTTGTTACAGCTCTGGGTCTTGCTAATGATACAATTGTAGCAGGTCAAAAAAGTAACCTATTCTTTGGTACAGGCTTACTTGATGATAGAAATGTTGTTAAGGTTATAGATACTGCCGATACTTTGGGCGATGACAATGTACGTGTAGTAATGCGCTATACAGCAGGTGTTCAATACGGTGTAGGTTCTGATATTGTTTACCGAGTAAACGCTTAATAATAACTAACATAAAAGGGGTAGGTTAGGTGTGTCCTACCTGCCCTTTTTTAATAAATATATAAATATGGCTTGTGCAGTAACTAAAGGGCGTTCACTCCCTTGTAAAAATAGCGTAGGTGGTTTAAAAACTATCTACATTTTAGACTACTCATCAACGGTAGCAGATTTAACTGATGCAAGTGGTACTATTACACTACCTACTGACGGAAGTGCAGAATTTTTTCAATTTGACATTAAAGGTAATTCAAGTTTAGAAACTTCTGTAACATCAAGTAGAGAAAACGGTACTACTTTCTATGAAACAACACTAAACGTAACATTTACTTATTTAGACGTAGCAACACAGGAAGAAATCAAACTATTAAATGCAGGTAGAGCGCATTATGTAGTTGAGGACTATAATGGTAACTACTTTTTAATTGGTAAAGAACACGGTGCAGAAATTACAGGTGGAACGATTGTAACAGGCGCAGCTATGGGTGACTTGTCAGGGTTTACACTTGTAGCTACTGCACAGGAGACAGCACCACCGTTTTTTGCGACAGCACCAGACGTAAGTGCAACTACACCGATTGACCCCGAAGCATAGGGAGTTAATTAAACATAAAGCCCTGCCTATATGGTGGGGTTTTTTTTTGCCTTATAGTAAATATACATAATTGTACGTTATACTTATATGAGAATACTTACAACAAGTACAGACGCACAAATAGTTAAGTTTATTCCACGATTATACTACACAGAAGCAGCTATGATTGTTAGGGATGACACTACTAATGTTGCAACTGTTGTGGATGTTACTTTTACGCAGGACGGAGATTACTTAACCTTAACACACGAATTTAATTTAGTAGAGGGTAGGTTTTACGATTTAGAGTTTACAAGAGACCCTGACGTATGGGGTCAAAGTTTAGACCAATGGCAGTTAGAGCAAAAGCTATGGAATGATGATGAGGGCATTACCTTACTTGTGTATAGAGATAGGATATTTTGCACAGACCAAGATGTAGACCAAACACAAAATAAATATTATTCTCCTAATAAAAACCAATATAAGTCAAGCAATACATTTGACAATAATTATATAGTATTATGATACACGCATTAAGTTTATCTAATTATGTTAGCCCTACTATTGAAGAAAAAAGGGGTAAGGCTTTTGTGACATACGGAGATAAAAACTCATACTTTCAATACCTAATAGACAGATATAATGGTAGCCCTACTAACAATGCTATTATTAACGCATTAAGCGAAATGATATACGGTAAAGGTTTAGATGCTACTGATAGCCAAAGAAAGCCCGAAGCATACGCACAAGCTATTACATTATTACATAAGGATTGTGTTAGAAAGCTATGCAGCGATTTAAAACTATTTGGACAGTGTTCTATGCAGGTAATATACTCTAAAGACCGTAAAAAGATAGCAAGGGTTGAGCATATACCAGTAGAGCAATTAGCAGCCGAGAAATGCAACGATAAGGGCGAAATAGAAGCTTACTATTATTCAAGTGATTGGGCTAAATACAACCGTATAAACCAAGTAAAGCGTATACCTGCCTTTGGTATGAGTAAAGAAGCTATTGAAATTGTTTACGTTAAACCTTACAGAGCAGGGTATAAGTACTATGCCACTCCTGACTATCAAGGTGGTTTACAATATGCAGACTTAGAAGAGGAAATATCTAACTTTCATATAAACAACATACAATCAGGTCTTAGCCCATCAATGCTTATCAACTTTAATAGTGGTACGCCATCAAAAGAAGAGCGAGACCATATAGAAAGACGTATATACGATAAGTTTAGCGGTTCAAGTAATGCAGGTAAGTTTATACTATCATTTAACGATAGCCCTGAAACAGCAGCTACAATAGACCCTGTACAGTTAAGTGATGCACATAATCAATATCAGTTTTTAAGCGATGAGAGCAGCCGTAAGATACTTGTAGCACACAGGGTAGTTAGTCCTATGCTTTTGGGTATTAAAGACAATACAGGGCTTGGGAATAATGCGGATGAATTAAAAACAGCGTCTATACTAATGGATAATACGGTTATTAGACCATTCCAAAATTTACTTATAGATGCCTTTGATATGATATTAGCGTATAATGGTATTTCTTTGAATTTATACTTTAAGACACTTCAACCTTTAGAATTTACAGAAATAGACAGCGACCTTGTGGACAATGAAACACAAGAAGAAGAAACAGGTGTAAAGTTGGCAAGTGATGTGGATAAGTTTGTTGACACAGATATCGCTGATGCGCTTATAGACTTAGGACAAGATGAAGAAGAACTACTAAAAGACTTTGAACTAATAGACGAGATTGAAGTAGATTACGATTTAGAGGATGAGTTTGACCAAAAAATAAAAGAGTTAAACGAACAAACAAATTTAGCGAGTACAGGAAGTGCAAAGCCTTATAGTGATAGTAAACAAGACGGTAAGAGTAAACAAAAAGGTCAAGAGGATAAAACATATTTAGTAAGATATATGTACAACCCTGCAAAGACTAAAGACACAAGTAGAGAGTTTTGTAAAAAAATGGTAGGTGCTAAAAAGGTATATCGTAAAGAGGATATTACTGCTATGGAGACTAAAGTAGTAAATGCAGGTTTTGGTAAAAGCGGAGCGGACACATACTCTATTTGGCTTTACAAAGGTGGAGCAAGATGTAACCATAAATGGTTTAGACGTATTTACGCACGTAAGGAAGGAAGTAAAAGTTTAGGTAATGTAATTAGTACAACGGAAGCCAAAAGTCAAGGGTTTAAGCCCGAAACTAACGCACAAAAAGTACCTGTTGCACCTAAAGATATGAAGTATAAAGGTTATACTGCTGCTTATTGGAATAAAATGGGATTTAAAAACTAATTATGGCGACTGCATTATTTATTAATAGGACAGACCTTGTAAAAAACAGTATCATAGATGGTAATGTAGATACTGATAAATTTATTCAGTTTATTAAAATAGCCCAAGAGGTACACGTAAGAAATTACACAGGTAGTAAATTGTACGACAAATTACAAGCTGATATTATAGGCGATAGTTTAACAGGCGATTATTTGACGTTAGTTGATGAATACCTTGCACCTATGCTAATTCATTTTGCTATGGTTGAGTATTTACCTTATTCAGCTTATCAATTAAAAAACGGTGGACTATTTAAGCACACAAGCGAAAACAGCGAAACACCCAGTAAGGATGAGGTGGACTTTATTGTGCAAAAAGAACGCAATTTAGCAGAATACTACACAACAAGGTTTATAGACCATATGAGTTTTAACAGTAATTTATATCCTGAATATGAAAACAATTCAGATGATGATATATACCCCGACAAAGATAGTCTATTTAATGGGTGGGTTTTATGAGAATGTATAAACCAAAAGAAAAAAATTTAGTTAAATTACAAAAGTTTCTAAATGGGTACAACCTTAGAAGGCAAACAGATAAACCAAACGTATCAGGGGTTACTAAAGACCACAGATAATAATGAGGTTGGTGTAGATGCCAAAGAAATAACGGATGGTAAGGGTAACGGTACAGGAGTTACTTTAGACAATAGCGGTAATGTTGTTGCTAATGGTACTATTAATGCCAATGCTTTTGTAGGCAATGGTTCGCAACTTACTAATTTACCAAGCGCACCTGTTACAAGTGTAAACACTCAAATAGGCGATGTAGTTTTAGATACCGATGATATTGCAGAGGGTAGTAATGAATACTATACAGATGCTAAAGTAGAGGCTAATAGTGCTGTTGCTGCTAATACAGCAAAGGTGGGAATAACCGAGCAACAAGCAAGTGATATACAAACCAATAACAGTAAGGTAGGCATAACG